TTTTTTAATCATAATTTCAGATATTTATTATAAACATAAGTTGTATTATTTAAATAATCAAATGAAATCATTAATCAAGAAAATATTAAAAGAAGAGGTTCATCATCTTTTAAAGAAACATTCATTTAAATTATTAAATGAATGGTTATTGGATGAATGTGATCAAATTACACATTCTGATTATCCAGGTTCCATATTTTTTAAAAGAAGAAGTGATGGGGAAATTGTTGCGGTAATAGATAAAAAAAATCAATATTTTTGGTTACATTATGAGGAAATTTGGTCATTTTTTGAAGATTATTTTGAGTTGGAATATAAGGAAATGCTGGGGATTGCTCGTGACTGGTTGGAAGAAACTTTCAAATTGAGGGGATATACACCACATGGTGTAAATCTTCGCGGGTTTTTCCGGCTGGAAGAAACTTTCAAATTGAGGGGGTATACACCATTTAGAAGATAAAGTTGAAATGTTAATGAGCTGGAAGAAACTTTCAAACTGAGGGGGTATACACCTCTACGAGATCATTCCATAGACTAAAATTTTATAACCCACCATACTTACCCATAGAAATAATGAGGTTAAATTTGTATAATTGAATATTTATACTTAATTTTGTGGTATGGAATTAGTAAAACAACTATCAGTATTTAATAAAATAAAATTTCACGACAGTGAACATAAGTATTACATAGGTGACAAACCTATGAAATCAGTCACCACATTGTTAGGTGAGTACAAACAACCTTTTGATAAGGACTATTGGGCTCAGAAAAAAGCTATAGAATTAGGTGTCTCAAAAGATGAAATCTTAAATGATTGGCAATTTAAAGCTGACTTTGCGTCACAAAAAGGGTCAATATTTCACTCGTTCGCTGAAAATTACCTATTCAATAAAATATTCCCATTCCCCGAAACACAAACTATAGAATATTTAGGTGACGTGGAAAAAATGTTGCGATGTCGAGGGGAAGTAGAAAGACTCATTAAATTATTCAAAAAGTTTTATGATGATTCTTTTGGTAAACTAATACCAGTCAGAGCTGAATTAGTTGTAGGTGACGAAGAATTGGGTGTATGTGGGATGGTTGACCAAATATTTTGGAATGAAAAATCACAAAATTTGGAGATTTGGGACTGGAAAACAAATAAAGAAATCAAAGAGACTAATAGATTTCAACAATTCAAAAGCCCTATTGAACATTTGGATGTATGTGAATTAAACACATATTCGTTACAGTTATCGACTTACAAATATATAATTGAGAAAAATACCAATTTAAAATTTGGTGACAATTATATTGTATGGTTTAACGAGAACAACGATAGTTATAAAATATTCAAGTGTCACGATTACAGAGAAGAGGTAATTAGATTATTACATTAATTTAATCACCTCTAACCCTTCAACGCCACCCAATTCAGCTACATCTTTATCTTTCGGTAATTTAATCAATCTAATTCTGTGATTTAATTTTCCCCCATCTAGTTTACGGTATAGTTGTACCGCGTCATCCCACGCGTCACCATCTAAACATATAATAATATTCGATTTGGTTTTATCATATAGTACCGACCATAACTTATCTGAAACCGTTTTACCTAAAATTGGTATTGAATTACCTATAAAGAACATATCAAAAACACCCTCAACCAAATAAACGTCTTTTGACCAATCTATTTTAGATTCGTTAAATATTATTTCCTCTTTAGGGTATTCTGGGTTTTTATATTTGTTTTTGTGGCCTATATAACTTCTAGATACAAAATAATTAACATCCCCATATTCGTCAAATGAGGGGACAATTACCCGACCCCTGTAAGGACCTTTAATGGTGTAACCCAATGAATATTTAGAAATAATCTCAGGAGTTAAACCACGTTTAAGTAAATAATTTTTTGCTTCCTTATAGGTTATAGTTAATGGGTTACCTTTTTCAAATGATATGTAATCTTCGGGTAAAATTACTTTATCGTATACTTTATTATTCGGTTTAAACTCGTCAGGTGCGACCAATAACCAAGTATCCCTATCTTTCTTTTTACCCCACTTCCAAAATAAAGTATTTAATGAACCATGAGTGTCGTGGGTGTCGGAACATGACCAACATTTGTAGACACCTTTACAGTAATTTACTTCCAAATTACCTTTCCCATCACCACGATTTAATCCTTTGATGTCGTATGAACATACTGGACAATCAAAAGAAATTTGACATTTATTTGTGTAGTGGTTTCTTACGTCACCCAACACATTACTAAGTAAATCAACAATTAATCCCTCATCCATCATAAATGAATGATACGAAATTCAATTAAAAACATCAATCCCAAATACCATTCATTCTTAAATGGCCTAATACGCAAGTATAGGCATCAGTCATGTCATAGTTTTCCTTTTTTAGTGTTTGATTTTTAGTCATCTCCCACGTTAATTGTGGTTCAATATTTGATACTCTTTCCCAAATAATATGTTTTTTATCACAACCTTTGTCGAAATTACCGAATAAAACTTTTTTGCCAGATTTATTTTCAACCACTAACTCAGGAAAAGCGAATTTTCTAGCGTTATATGTTGATATTAATTCTGGTACCACACCTAACACCTCATAAATAACTTGAATAATAAATGAGTTGTATCTCATTAGTGTCGATACAGTGTACACGTTATTGGAATTAATTAACGGTTCTTCTATTATAACCTTAGTTATCCCAACATTCACGTAATCTTTAACCTTACCCCTAAAAGAATTAGCTTTAAGTATTAACTCTTCAATTTTATCTTCAGGTGTTGGTTTTAGTTTAGGTGAGAAATGTGTTAACTCCAACAAATCTTTGGACGTTAAATCGAATAACGCCCAACCAATGGTTTTAGTTGAAATATCCAAACCCAAAACTTTTGGTGTATTTTTTAAACTACTCATAAATCAAATATTAAAACTTGAATTTTAAAGTAAATGGTTGTTGAGAGTTTGAAGGTTTCTCTATGGGTCTGTCTGGTTTAGCGACAGCTATCAAATTTTGATTTGAGTCGTACAGACCAATTTCAGTAATATATGTCGAATATTCCTGTTCACCACCAACTAAACTATACAATCCAGGTACTACAGTATTACCTCCACCCACACCACCTAAATTTGTTGGTGCCGCTGTTATGTTTTCAGTGTTATTAAATTCGTTAGCACCAGCTAAACACTCCACCTTAACCAAATACTCTCTGTCAAACGTATAATATTCACATCTAGCTGAAGTACTAGCGGTGTATGAACCTAAAGTCAACCCACTACTACTACCAGTATACAAACCTGAAGTATCGTAACCTGATCCTCCACTAAATGTATATGACGTTGCACCCGAAACTAATAATGAACTCGTTAAAGTTGGGTTTGTAAGTACAATGAAACCTTTATCTAAATAAGCTATACCTACTGGTGTATCATTTGTATAATCCACGGGAGGTTTAGCTGCTATACCAGTAACACCAGAAGATGATTGTATTGTATTATAATACCCTTGATTACCACTATTATACCCCACAGGTGATTGTGTTGGTTTTGTTGCACCGTCATTAGCCCAAACTGAGGGATAACCGTTAGACCAACTAGTGTTAGATGCGTTAGTTGGTGGTACGACATTATCTGAGAATAGAAAAGCGATATTAGTCGATGGTAAACCAACATTAGGTTTTAACGTGTTATTGACGCTGTTACCAAATATGGAAGCCCAAGGGTGGTTTTCTGATGACCAATTTTGTGTAGTTATGTAACTACTGTATATGTCAACAGTACCAGTCCCAGATGTGTCACCAGTCGGTATTACCAAATGTATAGTACGACCATCTATCAATTCACCATAGTTATTTTTGGATATTGATATGACAACCACTTCAGACTGATTTAAACCACTAAAATTTGAAGTTGTGGGTATTGTCCAAGTGTTCGCACTTAAACTATTTATGGGTAATTTAAACGAACTATACAGGTTAGAAAAAGGTCTTCCGTTATTTGGATCTCTTTGAGCGTAAGTAAACGTTAAAGACTCACCTGTTGTGGTAAAATACCCCACACCACTATATGGTACTATATCAGTTTCTAATGTAACACTTTGTACTGGTTTTAATATTGCCATTTTTTAATTTTTGTTTATCTATTATTAATTGGTAATCCACCGAAATAGTATGATTTAGGTTGTCCCAATACTATTAGTGTATCTCTACCTGGGAAATTTAGTCCCGCAGAATGTAACGGTTGTCTCCAATCATCTATTGAACCTTCATTTTTTATGTTTTTAGTTTGAACATAAAAATATTTTGAAGCTGATTCACTGTTAGTTTTAGTACTAACAGACGTAAAATTAGACGGGTGTACTGGGTCTACTTCTTCACCTGGTGTAAAACCAGGGTATTGAGAATTCAGAAACGAATTAAAAGCTCCTCCAGATTTCACATTTCTTTCAGTATCACTATACCCAAAAAAATTAGTATAATTTAATTTATCTGGTGAAACAGAAGCTAATGTCGAGGGTACGACCCTCTTAAAACCCATATAATTATTAAAACCTATTCCCATTTTTATATTTGATTACCTGTTATTTTTTTCCTGAATATTTTAGATCCAGAATTAGTACCGTCAACACTTAACACTGAAGGGTCACTAGTATAATTACTTAATGTTGAACCTAATTCACCATAGTACCTAATAGTGGTTTTATCCCAAGGTCTGTAATATGACGAACCATCAATATTAGTTTGTGACTGACCTGAGTAACCCACACTTTGTAATAAAGCTGATTTATTATACACCAATTTAACTGTCAATGACGCTGGTAACGCGTTTTTAGATTCCTCAGAATATATTTTAAATTTCAATGGTATAGTTACGTTAAAATCGTCAACAATACCGTTAACTGAATTATTTGTGGTAAACCCAGACACATTTTCAACATATGTTGGGAAATGTACGTTAGAAGTATTATTTATAATTTTACCAAATAATTGGTCATTCATTACACATAACCTACTATATAAGTTATAGTATCTAGCACCATTTTGTACTCCGTTTTTGAATGTTGGTACAAAGTTGGTGTCACCCATAGTTGAATTTCCAGTTCTATTTTGACCAAAATTATTTACGTACTCCACATTACCTAATAACAAACCTAAAGTATCTTCAGGTGTGTTGGTTCGTGTTAAGTTATGTACTGGTACCGATATACTATTAACAGTATAAGTCGGTAGTGTACCATAATTACTGTTTTCTAAGACACTATCGGGTATTGGGTAATAAAACTTATCACTTCCCAAAACACTAGCGTTTTTAGAGTTGTTTAATCTAACAGTAGGTAATACGTGACTAACTTTTTCAAAGAACGTATTTTGTAAACCTTGATATTGTTGGTTGATAATTTGTGTGTTGACTTTATTTAAATTTTCTAATACGTAAGACGAAACAAAACCAACAGGGAAACCTATATTGTTATTTTGTGATTTTATTCTTTGATAATCTGGATTAAATGTCGTGCCATCCCAATTATTGTAGTAAGCTGAAGAACCGACTGATGATTGAATTGTTGTTGACGCGGCAGGTAAAACTAAATAACCAAATTGTGACATATTAAAACCAAAACCTCCAGCTCCACTACCGTATTTATTACCATCCGAAGATAAACTTATCGTGTACGGACTAAAATTAACAACTCCTTTGGTTTCTAAACCACCACTATCTTTAGTCGACCACACTTGTCTATTGTTTGGGTTAGAAGGTCCGTAACCTTGTGTTTTTGAATTCCAAAGACTACCAGTTATGAATAACGCGTTATTCATGTACGTGTCGGAATCTGGTTGGAACCTAACATTTTGATTGATTAACCTATCCTGATTTGTATTGTACACCCTAATATTCTCGTAAAAATCCACAAACCAACCTCTGTGTGATTGTGCCACTGAACCTAAAGCTTGTTTCACACTAGCGGTATTAAATTGATTTCCACTAAATGAATTTTGAGTAAATGACTGTAAAAACACATTTTGGAATTCTTGGACAGTGTGACTACCAAACGGTAATTGTTCGAATAATATTTGGTGGGGTTCTGAATGTAAATGCATTAAATGTTTAGCTAACACTAAGTAATCATGGACATACACTTCAACCTCCAAGTCACTGTAATAATTAATATTACCGTCCAAATTATCGTCAAAACCAATAACAACTTGGTCTTGTAATTGAGTTCTTTGACCTGAAGGTGTGGCCCAAACCATTGAACTTTGTCGGTACCCATTATTAATACCCGAAGTATTGTTATTTTCTTCGTCACCAGTGAGTCCAGGTATAAAACCACCTTGTGACTCCACAGTGTGACCAGTAGACGTAGGTAGTCTGTAATCTATGTCTCTATCCGATAACCCAAAAAATTGAATTTGGGTTGGGAAATTGGAGTCAAAGACTTTTTTTCTACCGTAGTCTGTAAGGTGTAAGTCCAAATATATCGTACTTGCTGAAGTTATAAATCCCATGTTGTTTTTCTTACTCTATAATTATTTTAAAAAGTTTTTTCTTTAAGTAAATTTTTAACTTTAAATGGTTTTACCGTCACAAAAAGAACTTTTACATTTATCACAACCAGACAACCTTAATAAGTTATCTATTTTATTTTTATACTCGTTAGTAACTTCTGTAGGTTTAATGTCACCATTATGTAAACTGTGACACCAACACTCCATAAACCAACATATGTCGTCACAACTTAATTTACCATCACCATACACATCCCCAATTAACCCACCATTGTCAGAATATTGTACAGTTTGAATTGTTTCTGTTACGACATTTTGAGTGTTACCATTAAATAATATGAAATTCTCAATTACGAATAGTAACGAATAATATGTTGGTACCTCACTAACACCATAACCCAAATCTAAAGTACATAAACAACCATAATCATTTAAACCAAAAACAGTGGAGTCATACCCGATTTGAAAACAGTCAGAATATATCTGACCACCAACTTTCCAATGGACATTTGATCCTCCCCCTTTAAATATTTCACTAACTTGGTTTACGGACGGGTAAGGTATGTTACCGTCCACACCACCTCTTACATCTGGGTAATTGTAGAAACAATCACCAGATAACCTCTCAATTGTAGGGTTAATAAAATATTGTTGATCGTAACATGGACCGTTTGTCGATGTATTTTCAGAACCAGAAACTGGAGTTCTACCAAATCTCCTATAATCAATGTCCTGATCTTTAAGACCAAAAAATTTAATAGATGATATGAAAGATTTTGTTGGGTTTTTACCCCCCAACAAAAATTTACCGTAACTAGTTAAATTAACAGTTAATGTGTTTGTATTTGCTGTCGAAACGAACCCCATTAAAAATCAAGTTTTAATACGAATTGTTGAGCACCCTGTCTTAATTGTGGGTTCATGAATTTAGCGATTGCCATTAAATCTGGGAAACCATTTTCATTATCATACAATCCAACCTCAGTTAAATACACATTAGGGTACACACCATTATCCTCAAAATACTTTTCGTATGTTGGGTTTAATGAATTACCTTGTGATAGGTTATTTATGTTACCCGCAAATTGATTACTAGCTAAATTTACATAATATTGCATCTCATATATCGTAGCTTGAATATCAGTTTGTAACGAACCGTAAAGGAAATACTCATCACCAAATTGTAATAAATTTGATTCTGTGGTCGCTGACGGTATGTTTACATAAGTATCATAATTGTATGTGGTACCAGTGTCTTGATTAGCTCTAGTCAAATAGATGTTTGTGCCCGCACTTGTAATGACACACCCACTCAATGGAATGTTATTATTTAGATTATACCCATTTAACTGTTCAGTGACCTCAACAATAGTCCAATTGTTTGGTTGAGGATCATCACCCTGATTGACTAATTGGTAGATTAGATGAATTCTATTAGCTTGCCAACCTGTTCCATTTGCCTGATCATTAATAAATGGTCTTAAATAAGGAAACTCGTTACCGAAATTAATCTGCAAATCATAACGACCCCCATCGTTAGGGTTGTCAACTGGAACGTAATAATTACAATGCATCCCAGTTGTTAAACCAGAATTACTTTCCATTAAATAAGTTAAATACAATCTTTGGTTTTCTTGTGTGAAAACTCCCAACGTGGATGCTGACCCTATACAGTTAGTACCAGCAGGAATTAGTGTAGTTCTAGGTGATGGTAGTGTCCAACTTCTATTTGATTTATACGACATTGCCGCTACCAATTCTTCATCATCTATCACGACCATCTTTAAGTCAGGGAATACCTTACCAACCCTATTAGGTTGACCCACGGTGTTACCATTAACATCAACACCAGAGTTATCATCCCACAAATGGTAGTACCTGAGACCGTGGTCATTCATATTTGGATTTGGTGTAGATCTCATATATAAAGGTTCTGACGGGAAAACATTAAAACCAGGTGGATCAACATAGAAACATTGACCGTATGTTGAAGCACCAACACAACCACTTATATTGTTATCATATTTTTTATGCCACATCAACCAAGGTAGACTCAACCTAAAATTTCTAGCTTCACCTATCCCAGTTTGGGTGGAACCATCTAACTCCGTAGCAAATTTTTCACCATAAAAATTAGATATAGTTTGATTGGTGTAGTGTAGAATAGCGATAGCTTTTTGTCTTTCGGGTGTGACAGTTCTGATATTTTTATATGAATCTCTATAGAATGACGAACTTTGAGATCCATTATAAAAATCAGATACCGTACCAGTATCAGTTTGACCTTCAGAAGTGTTATATCCTAAATATTCTTTAGTCCCACAATAACCAGTAGACCCATAAAACTCAACAGGTTCCCAACCATCATTAACACTTAAAACGCCAGCTACCTGTTCTGTCCAGTTAATATTCATATTCCAAACTTTAACATCAGCTACCGAAACATCACAATTATTTTCAAATGATAGTGAACCAGGTGACCAATAAGGTATTGGAGTGTCAGCACCAAAATAAGTTAACATTGGATTTGTAGACGTTGTAAGGTAGGTACCCCCACTTGTGGATGGGTAAACTTTAACATACGCGTACGAATTTTCCCCTGTAAACGCACCAATGTCTGAAACTGGTAAATTTAATAAATTAGGTATTTCTCGGTCTACACCTAAAGTGAGTGTAGTGTTTGTTTGAGCGGAATTAGTGTTCCCAGAAATTACTTGGTAAAACAAATTAGCGGATGAAGCGGTACAATTTATAGTTGTGGAATCACCAGTCGCACCAGTATAGAATACATAATGAACACTTAACAAATCACCAACTACTGGTGAGTAGGACTCAAACGCTTGGTCAGTATATGTAGCAGCTGATAAAAGAACAACATTTGACCCACCAGTCATAGCGGACACTGGGAAATAGAAATTTGAATTCAACGTGTAAGCGGATGAAGTTTGTGCTGAAAAACTACAACAATCTTCACTACCGCCAGTAAAAAATCCTCTTTCTGTTGCGGTGTTAAAAATATCCTGATAATTATGTGCTGGTTGGATAGCACCAAACGTTGACCCGGTAGAGTTACTATTCAGTGGGACTGGATACTTAACATGAGCTTTATTTCTCTGTGGGACTGGGTTTAAATTCTGAGCGTTAAAATTAGCTTGTTGTATATTCAACCCATCGGTTTGATTTAAAATTGTGTTATAACAATTGTAACACATTTCACTATCACCCAATTGAAAAAGTTCTATATTTAATCTCCCTTCTGAAAGTTTTCTTCTACCAGCGTCAGTTAATTTTACAGCTATTTGTCCCTGTGTAGAGTCCTTAAGTATATAAGACATAATTTTTTAGTTTACAATAAATATTTTATTATCTGTTTTATGATACACCACCTAAACTATTATTATTTTTTCTTTGATTTGGTAACCTATACGGTGAAAAGAATATATTTCGAGGAATGTCAAAAATAACAGTTTGGGTTTCAACATTAGTTTCCACTTCTTTACCACCTAATAACTTGTAATATCGTGTAGCGATTACTTTATATTTGTAGTGACCAAAATTAGGTGTCACAATTGTGAATATTTCTTGTTTAGATCCAAAATCGGATACCGAATAAGTTTTTTCCAATTCTTGTACAACTTCACCACTACTCATATCATAAACTATTTGTTTCAATGACTCCCTAAAACCGATTGTCTTATTAAATGATACGAATGTGTTTGGTTCTTTTGTTGAAGATCTACCACTAACTAAAAATTGTGTTAAATAGTACAATGTAAAGGTGTCCGAACTTTGTAAATCGTTATATAGTATACTTAAAATTTGTATTAGATTGTCACCAACTTTTTGATAATCAATATTTTCAGTTAATATTTGACCATTGTATACCATAGCGACACTACCTAAAGCGGGGTAATCTAAATTAATAAAATAATAAGTTCCGTTTTGATATATTGTAGAACCAGACGAAGTATTTGGTGTGCCCACAGTGACACTTTGTTTATAGTAACTTCTTTTGTTGTCAGTAGGGTACATTACTTGAACGATGTCACCATTCTTAACAGATTGGGGTCTAAATACAATAATTGTAGGATTCGAATATAAAATTCTATAATCACCGTATGTTGTAAAAGCGGTGTTTCCAGGACTTAAATTATCATTAGAAGCTCTGTTCATCACTACCCCATTAACCATCACTAGAATGTCAGATTTGGTCTCGAACGGCAACGTCACCCCAGAATATGTAAAATCCGACCCACTAAAATCAGGTACACCAGTCACGGTAAAATATTCACTTTCCATCCTACACTCACCATTAGATGGGAAGTTTAAATCATTGTTCACTAAACTCGGTGTTGATGGGGGTGAGACAACTGTTAACAAGTAATCATTTTGACTTTCATATTCCACCCTATCTATGACGGTATCAGTATCAATAAAGACATCACCATTACCACTCTTATCTTTAAATAAGTACGATGGTTTGACTAAGAACTGATAAGAATTTCCAGTTGAAAACGCTGAAAACGGAACAAATGTTGAAGCGGACACACCACCCCCTAATTTAACCACTAACGGATCTTCAATATCAGTCATGGTGTCAAATAAGTATCTATAATCAGGTGTTATAGAATACCTTTCTTTTTGAGGATTGTATGGATAAACATCCAGTTTTAGGTACGCGTCACCTTGAGATAAATCTGTGGTATCACCACTTAGGTTTACTCTTATATTTGTACCACCAACTAATGATGTGTCATATATTGGGTATTTAATGATATCATCGTCCAGTTTGGACAAACCCTCAATAACTAAAATTGGTTCTGAAAGATTCTGTAGTGACGCAACTAAATTTGGTCTAACTTTTGGTAGTGTATTCTGACACACAGGATTAAAATAACAAGATTGACTATCAATGACATCAACTAACGTATCATTTGAAAACAAGTCAAAAGATGTTGTAGTAAATATTGGGTTAGTTTCTTCAGATTGATTAACATTAAAATTACCTGGGTTTCCACTTAACCCTAATTGATAAAACATTGTTATAGTAGATCCGGTAGTAAAATCACGAGTTTTAGACTTGTAGTACCCAACACTAACTCCACCTAAAAATAAATCCAAAGAATTTGATCTAACCCAAGATGGTTTAGATTCCGAAGAACCAGTCCACGTATTGATATCCCTTAAATTAAAATTAATTTCATAGTTGGGGTTAAATGGGTTCAAATCACCACTAGTTTTAACATTGTTTGAAATGGAATCACCACTAAAAGCCATAGTGTCTGTCATTTGTATGTTAAAGTTTTCACCCAATTCACCAGATCTATTAATTAACAATCTAACAGCACCTTGTGAATATAAATCAAATGTTGAGACAAATGGACTAACTGGTGTCGTTGAAGCACTAAACGATCTATCCAAATTCTGTAAAACTATCGAACTATATTCTAAATTTCTACTATATAGTTCACGTTGAAATGAAATCGCGGATTTATTATACTGGTTGTAAACTATCCTACTATATGTTTCAGATGGTGATGTTTGACTGTAAAATTCTAAAGATAAATCATGTCTGAACCCTTTGGGTCCATAACGACCATTATCATCAACTATTGACGCTAGTATAACACCAAAATTAATTGTCCCACCAGACAAAGTTCTTACAGTAATATCGTGAGTGTAATCTAAAAATTTACAACTACTCAAATAATTAACAGTAATTGGTAAGGTATCTGTCATTTGTAAAAATAATGACGTGTACGATGGGTTTAAATCAGCTAATCGTTCAACTGTACCAGTTACAGGGTTTACTATAGCTCTAGTATTAGGGGATACAACAGATGGTATCCCACTGATAACGTAAAGGGATACTCCAGATATTGTGGGAGTTTTTGAGTTGACTGTTACCCAAACACCACTAGATGGTGTACCCCTATACACAACAAATTTATTAATATATGGGTTATAATAAAAATAACCATCGTGTGTTGAAGGTGAAATAGTACCTCCCGTTAAATCGTAAGCGACTTCACTAAGTGTTGGGTCAAGTCCACCAAAAGCACCACCAGTAGGTCCCCAATTATACCCTTCCCCCATTGAACTACTACCAGTAACACCCAAATAATAGAATTTGGTATTATCTGTGGTTCTCGCGGTGTTTGGATTACTAAATGGGTAGTTCAATTCCCCCGTTTTTGAATTACCAGTAAAAAACCAATTATTAGGGTTGTCAGAATAAACACCAAAATTATAAAATCCAGTATTATATACAACACCACCAACTTCAATAAAAGCGGGTGAATATGTTATATCACCACTAAATAAACCACCACCTAATAGGCTACCGAAATCAACGTAATTAGGATCACCACTTAAACTTGAAAAATTTGTTACACCAGTACAAGTAGAATCTAAAACATTGTATTCTTTAATGAAATTAACAGGTCTTTCTACTGTAAATGTATATCTACCAGTGGTTAAATTATCATATTCCCTTTCAAAATTATTACCACTAAAACTTAATTCATTAATAACTTCTTTGCCGTTTTTAAATAACCGATACTTGAGATTGGGTTCTGGGAGTAGTCCACCTTCGGTACCCGCTGAAAAAACTTTATACTTACAAAAATTGTTGGTATTATCGACACACAAATTACTTGTAACGTCAGCGGAAAACACTGGTCGAGTGTACGCTGAAACTTCAATTATATTTTGTCCAGAAACTGACAAAGAATCGACAACAGTAGCGGTATATGACCCAGCGGATAGATTTGTAATGTCAAACGTAGTTTGGTTACCTGGTAACCAAGAAATTGTGTACGGTTTAGTACCACCACTGACATCGTCGACAAATATTGAACCCGTAGAAAACCCAGATATCGTAGGTATGGTTCTATATTCGGTTATTAAAGGCATATCTTTTTATAGTAAATATTAATACAAGTGTTTATAATGTAATCATTTATATGTTAAAAATTGGTGATGAGTAACCATAAAATAATTTTAATGATTTACAAGCGTTTTCACATTCTTGTAAAGACGTATAAACACCATTATTGTCCCGTATACAGTCACCATTTGAACAAGTATAACCAACTGAAGTACCACAGTTACAAGGTTGTGATGTATTGACAGTTTTCTGTCTACATTCGTCACATGACGTGTAAGGGCAATTAACACCCGGGAAAGTCCTTAAGAATTCAGGTGTACATTCTTGGCATATGTTTTTTTCACCATAACATGTCCAATTATAAAAACTTTCTTGTGTGGGGTTGATGACGCTTTGCGGTTCACAAGACTCAGTGAATACTCTAACAGAACACGTGTCACTTAGTGTTTTACAATAATTCTCACCTAAATTACGACACCCATCACAATCAAAAGTATTATTGTCCGTAATTACTGTAGTTGTCCCAAAATATGGATCTACACCATTTATTTTATTGTCTTTACATACACAGTAATATTGACATTTAAACCCATTAGGTGATTTAATTGAGGTTATTGGTGAAGTCCCAGACTTTTTAATAGTCACTCTATTACACCCAATCTCAATCGTGTTATCAATTAAATCTATTGTTGACGCACTTTTTGTTTGTGACTGTACCAACTTAAATTTCTCATCAATTGGTGGTGTATAACAAGGGACGTAAAGTGAATCTTTAGGTGTGAAAACAGTGTATATGTTACTTATCCTATTTTCACTATCCAGTAATTTAGTTAGTACCACATATGAATGGTTTATTTGTGGGAATTTATAATCACATGTTAATGAGTATTTTTGATCATATCTAGGTAAGTTAAACCTAATTTTACCACCCACAACGTCTAAAATTGATTTAGATAATAAATAATAATCCCTCAAACTACCATTAAGTAATTGTTTAGACCATAAATTTCTAGGTGTATCACTGTTAACGGACAACTCTAACGTCACATCAGATTCATTATTATCAATAAATGTTAAACCATTAAAAGTGTCGTCGTTAACTGTCGGTTCAACTATTGGTTTATAATCATCATCAATAGTGTATAATGAACCTTGTGATGATTTTTCCACTAAATTACCATCAACATCAATGTATTTTTCAGATTTAGATTTTGATTGTGGATTCAAAAACAATTTTTTGTTTGTTGATATCCCATCGAACTTCACAACACGGTATGAAGGTCTGAAAGACGGGTTACCACTAAAATCTAACTCATGACCTAAGTTTAATATTAAGTTAGTTGTACCACCATTTTTAGATGTGGTCGACCACTCTCCTTGGTATTTTAATTTAACCACATCACCTTTAGTTAATTCAACCAACCCACTATCTAAACTTATTGGTATTGATTTTCTAAATACTGTATTACCTGTCGCACCACTACCAAAACTATTAGAGAAACCACTAAACACATTTTGTACTATGTTAGGTGTGAAAACCAAAAATGAATCAGCTGAACTGTCACCAACTATAGGATCATTACTAACGGTAAAACTACTTAAATTAGAAACAAAACTATCAACAGCAGTTCTTTCAATGTATATTTCAAAATCAAATTTTGTAATACCACTGTTTGGTGAAAATCCGTTTTTACCTGGAAAATATTTTGAATTAGTGTCTAATTTTACGGTCTCCCCCTCATCATACCCAGCTCTGATTACTGAACTGTTAATCAATCTTTGTACTTGGTAATCCGTAGATGGGTAACCAATTGATGATGTGTTACCAGTCAAATAGTTTGTCAAAACATAATCTGCCCATCTAGTGTCTTGATATTCAACATCTAAATACGCGTTATATTGAAATCTGTATGTACCAGATTCATTAATTTCATAACTCATGTAATCATTACTACTCGTAACATCAATTACTAAGTTCCCACCATTACCCGAGAAAACTTTATACGAATAGTATGGAACATATTTTGGATCTTTAGATATTGTTAGAGGTCGATGTTTTAAAGTGTCGATACTAGATATTGGTATTACAGTACCACCAGTAAAACCACTTAATTCAATATGGATGTCAAAAGTTTGTTCGGATGACGTACCAGTATTGGTATATCCAGAGTACACTGTACCACTTGGATAAACCTCTCGGAAAGAAGCGTATGTGGTTGATAATAAGTCGGTATTTAATGTACTTATAGGTGTGAAATAATCACTCTCACATGACCAACACTCCTCTATTGAATACGTTTGTTGATATGTCGTACAACACTTACTACAGTCCCCAATCTCACAATTAACATCTACCGTATAGATATAACTTGAGGAACTGTCACTATAAAGACAATTACAAGTTTTAATTTTTTCATTGAAGACACCAGAATAATTTTGTATTAATGTCTCTTTAGATGGACATAGTTTAAATTCTTCAACTTTACCGTCAACATCAAATGTAACACTTATATCGTCGAATATGTTTAATGTTGATCTTTCAAACCATTGGTTTATTCCAGTAAAAAATCTTGGTACGTAAGACACATTACCATTACTATCAACATTAAATTCCTCTTCTAAATTAGCTATTTGATTTTGTTTTAGTATCTCATCAAAATTAGATTGGTGTTCGGGTGAATAAAAGGTGAATGACAAACAAGTTTTACAGTTATTAAATAACTCATTTGTTGTTACATCTTTAATCCAAGATAATGGGTATTTTTCAACCCCATTTTTATAGATGGGTTTTGACTGTAATATTTTATCACCGTATACAACTCTAGATACGTTATAAGGTAATTCTCTAACATCATCATCTAGTATGTCACATAAAGATATTTTATAGTTTTCGTCATTTTTAACTATAAAGACATCATTACTAAATACAGTATATTCGGATATGTTTGGTATCTCCCTTGAGAGGTCAAAAACCGCAACACCTTTTTCAATATCTTTAGTATCTAAAGAAGTGTAAAATGTTCTACTTTGTGGGACTTCTAAATATTTTTTAGATTTTACGGTTTCAATTACAGGGGTAAATTTAATTGACACTAATCTATTTTGATTAGTACCATCTTTACGTCTACCTTCAACAAACACCAACGCAGGATCTATATGGTAAAAACCAACATAATTTTTACCGTCAGGTAAAACAAATTCATTACCTTCGGTGTATAGGTTTTCTATTATTTTTGTAGGTTTTTTAAGTTCAATATTCAGTTTTTTAGTGTTAATAGTAAAATCGGTAATTGGTTTTTTATTTTTAACCGCGAAAATCTCAACATTAAAAGAAAGTTTATTATTGTTTAAATTAAAAACCCTACTTATTTCAGGTATTAACATTTCAATTCTGTTGATTTTACCGTTCACTGGTGATGTGAAGTTCGTTAACGCTTCACCACCCCCAGACCACATTTTCCTATTCGTTAATAAAGATGTATTTCCATTTTCACTTATAGTCCTCACACCGAGTTTTTGATTATCAAAAAAAGGCAAAATAACGTCAGATGTGAACATATCACCTAATCTATCGGTAATGTAAGTTATTACAGTATCTTCGTTAAAATCATAATAACCGTCATACGGTACACAGGGATAATTACCTCTCAGTGAGAAACAAAATGATTCACAGTTACCATTTACATTACCGTTTGACGACCAATAGTATGAATTACCATTACCTACATAACACTCACAATCACACGTTTGAATTGGATTGTTCAAGGTGTCAAAATTAATTCTATTCGAATTGTTAGGTTTTTGATTACCTTTTAATTTTATTTTAGTGTCTATAAAATTTTCACCATGAAAATAACAGTAAGCGTCAATAATTAACCCATCACTGTTTTCCACAACATATAATTCGACTGGTTCGGACAAATCATACTCCATATCCAAAACTTCAGTTCTAGTGTAGTTAGATTTCTTGTACTGACCACTCATGGTTACTTTTACCACTAACTTGGTAAATGTTTCACTCAAATCTATTTTTTGTACGTACTTTAAATTACTCATATTTTATAATATAAATTCATACCCCCAAGGTGGTAAAGTATTTTCATCCTCAATTAATTTTGTAGCTTCAACCAATATTTTACCTGAATTAATTTCTAGTTCCAAATTAGACCCGTATTGGTACGGATTTAAATTATTTGGTTGAATCAACCGTTCATTAGTTAGTAACCCACCCAATAATAATTTTATTTCGTTGTTAACCCCCTGATTGGGTGTATTAGGTGTTTGATATAAATAATTTAAACTGGGGTAGACTGAAACATCACTTGTTTGTAATTGGGCAAAATTAGACTTACTCTCTAAATTTATAGTAGTTTGTGGCAGTGTTGTAGTTACACTGTCAATGTCCGAAACATTATTTTTAAGGTTAGTAGGACCAGTATCACCCAAGTATGTTTCACCACCACCACGATTACCTTCTGGTAATGGTACAATTCGTAACAAGTCGGTGTTATGTTTATATACAAATTTATCCCTGTGGAATAATGAATTTTCAACTCGAACACCACCCTGCCATAAAGTTGTTGATGGGACAAACTGTTCAATAATTTTAATCCAGTATGTCCCTAAACTATTCGCGTAATTAAATAATTTATTATATCTAAATTCATTGTTATCACCACATTTTTTCTTCACATAATCCAAAAACAACATTTGAAGTGTTGGGTATCCACCAGTTTTACCATCATCTATTGTTTGTCGGTTTTTTACGTTGATAAACGTCTGAACAAACCCATCTATAAAATCTTTAAATGAAAACTTCTTAGCGTCCAATTTAGTTTCAGTCGAATCGACCCCGCCTAAACTTGGGTAATAAACTGGTGTGTTACCACTACCATAGTATGAAGGTGGTAGTGGGTTACCGTCAAATGGACAACCACTTAATGAAGATTGTTTCCATATGTCGTAAATTATTGACTGTGACGGGTTTAAGAATATGTCGGTATTCTTAACGTTAATTATGAATCTTTCATCACTTGTTGTATAATCAGCGTACCTTAAGTTACCAAATGTATGAAAATGATCTACTATATTTGGTTGTGGTATTGACGCTGGTGTTATCACTTCTAACGCTGTTTCATAGTCAATACACGCCATATAACCAAGTTCACCATTAAGAACGTGGGTATGGTAACCACCACAACCAACATTAGCGGCGTGTAATTGAGCTGAAGCGTAATCCCTCCATAATGGGATATTACCCACATAACCCACAAGGTTAAGGTAGGGTTCAACCTCAACCCATGATTTTTTATCGTCAATTTTAGGTGTTATCCCAAAACCTAAGTACATGTACGGGAATCTCCTAAACCTTTCTAAATATGGTGCTCCTGGGTCGTTAGACGTTACACCTAATGGTAGATTACCAAAAAACCCACCCCAACTAAATTGATTTAATTTAGTTACAATATTAGGGTTACAACCACTAAATACTGAGTTTTCTAAATCTATAATGACATTACCACGATGTTCTAAAGTTTCTTCATACCAACCAGCTCCATTTTGGAAAAAATAATTAGACGTGAATCTAGGTTTAGTTGGGTAACCATCATTATCAATTGGGTAGTCTTCCCTGATAAATCCGTGTGTTGAGTATTCTGGTGAAATAATTATAGTACCACCAAACTCATCAATCGTTTGATCAAATTGTACCACTGGTGTAGTAACTACACCACCAGAAATATTAGACCAAATACCATTAAAGGTTGGGAAAGTATTACTAATACTTAACGTATTTTCTTGACAAAAACAAGGTGCGGGTACGATGTTAATGTCAAACCTAATGTTTTGAATCGCGTTTATAATACTAACGTAGTCAGTTGGTTCAAACTCACCAAAAAAATTTGGAGCTACCCCCACAAGTCCGTTATAAAAATCTAACCAAGAAGTGTAAGTACCAACTGTTCCTGCAATATTTTGAGTATCATTTGCACAATTAGGGTTATTAGCAGTACACGCATATAATTCTATCCTATCTAAATAAAAACTAAACCCATCTTCACCACCACAAAAATTACTAGAATTACCATAAAGACTTAATGAGGGGTCGTTTTCAGGTACAGTGAATAAATAATCATTAAAATTATTCTCGTAAACTTCAGGTGAAGATATAAATCCATTCATTTGTCCACCAACAATTTCAGTTAATGGATTAACAATTAGTGAATCTATCCTACCACCACAATTAGATTGGGGAAGTGTAACACCCCCATTTGGATTACCTAAATCTATTTTCCTATCAGCTAAAACAACGTGTTCGTTAAATTGAATCATAGATTCTGGAGCACCAATAAACGCTAATAAAAATTCAATAGCTTTACGTGTACCTTTAGATTTAAATAGGTACGCGGTGTTCATCAAAATTCTTCGATACAGTTCGATATCTAACTCAGCGGGTGTAAAACCGATAGATTCACCAGTAAACTCAGATGGGTTTACATCCAATATTGTCTCCAAGAAATTTTTATTAACCAAAGTTGATGGGGTTTCCCATCCTAACATATTAGCGAAATTCCTAAGTAAATTATTAGGTATATTATTGAAACCATCGTATGTGACATTAGTCATGTAAGCGATACCGTCAATAAATTTTTTGGTCTCATCAAAACTTCTACCATAGATTTGTAGTGTTTTTTCGACTTTTCTATCACCAGTATCAAATTCTTTTAACGCACCAGTGGTTAAAAATCTGGAAACTAAATTTGTTTTATTTTCGTCAATTTCATTAGATACGTCTACTAAATTTTGTAGATACTCTGTGTAATTTTCAGAAAATATGTCTATGTTAATTTCATCCGATTTCGGCCAAGTATATTCTTTTCTTAGTATAAAATTTTGACCATTATCTGTTTGAGCTAAAACTTTAAACGTAGATGTGTACTGTGGTACAGTTTTTTGGTTAACTAAAAACTTTTCTACGGTACCTAAATCGTCAAATGACTTTTGAAAATCTACTTTATTTGGTTTTAGGTAAAATTTTGTAGTTGATGGTGTAGGGTTCAAACCAAAAGGAGAACCCGAAATCACAATGGTTAAATCTTCAGTATTGTTATCTATTGGGGTGTAGTCAATTATACTATATTCCGTACCACCACTACCGTCAAAAGTCAATGAGAATTTTCTATAATTTACTGAGAAATTTCTCAATGGTGTCACCTCACCCAAAGAAACTTTTTGAGCTACAGTACTAATAATGTCATTATCATCAATATTAATGTACTGTGTACTCATTGATGAATCCACACCTAATAAACCATTAGTGGTAAATTCAATACCAAAAGGGTTGTCTATAGTTAGTCTAGAAATTACGACAGTAGTTTCATCGTTTACAATGTCGTATGAAATATTTTGTGTTGTGTTACCAGTGGAGTTAAATTGTTGGTTAACTCCGTTACAATATAACGCTGCAGGAAAAAAATTTATGACCTGTTGAACCGCAACCCTAATTCTTTCCCTAAGTGATCCATACTGTACTAAACTACTGATATCGTTATAGTCGTAATTAAATTTAACCAGTAATGACGAATTGACTGAAGATACTAATATTTCTTGATCGGTAGAGGATAACGTGTCAAGTGTGATAACTTCAGAAAACCCCCCAAAAGAAAAATCAAAAGTTTGTTGTTCACCACCACTACTTGTTACGGAAAAATTACCCAAAGTAGCGAATGAAGATCCATCAGTAAACTGATTCCCAACTAAATTATCACTGAATGTACCCGCACCATTACCAGGTGCTGGTGGGTAAAAAAACTTAGTCATTACTGAGAAATAATTGTGTTAAAATTCTTACTGAAATCTATTTGGTTACCTCTATCTTGCCTAACTTCATATAGTTTTTCACCAAATTCATTTCTTATTTCAAATAAATTATATTGTTTGTATATGTTATTTTGACCACTTAAGTCATATAACGTGTAAATACCATCTTCAATTGACTTAGTTTGGTTACCATACAATCCAATAGCTAACGTATCAAAATCATGATCCACCATCTCAATATCCAAAACAATCGGATTAAAAAACGTATTAGTTATAATAACTCGTTGGTTTGGTTGACCAATAAATGGTATCGCGTTAGGTTGGTTTGTAGGTGCTGCGGTAGGTGATAATGTACAAAAAACCAGATTAGTTGGGTTTTCAGTATAAACGTATCTTGGTGAGACTTGGTTGGTTTGTGTCAGATTGGTAGGTACAGGTTCACAATAAAAATTAGACGTAACAACCCTAAAGAAATTAGGAATTTTAGTACCATCACTGTTAAGGTATTCTACCCTGTAACCAGTTAAATTCATGGGTGTGAACCTATTTCTAAATTGTGTCGGAATTTGGTTTAAATCAAATACCAAACCCTTAACGTTCGGTAACGCAGCTAATATACCACAGTCTATAATTCTAGTTCTAACCTCAACTGGTCTTATCATCACAGTATAATAACCTTTAGTGTTAAAAATGTTAACTGGTAATGTTAGACTGTATAACCCACCCAAAAATTCAACATCAGGTGTCGCGGTCGTGTTAGCGGCAGTAGACGTATTGTGTGCGTATGGTGTTAAAACCTGTTGTGGGTTTAACCTACCCAAAGTAAAATTCGTGGTCGATTCACGTGTTTGTTGATAATGATATATTATTTCAACATCTTGTGGTAAAACATCTGCTGGTCTTTTTATACCGTAATTACCTAAAGCCATAACTTAAAATTCTTCTTTTCTTATTTTATAATACCCATATCCGTGAAGTTCAAGTTCACCGATTGTGGGTGTTTGAGCTAATCTTTGTGTACGTTCAAAAACACTAACCTTACCTCTTTCAATAAATACATCAGAACGTGTTTCTGGTTCTTGACAAACGTTCATTAAAAATTCTTCTTTAGTTAGGTAAGGCAAACAAGTATTTGGGTTTTCCTCCGTATAGTAAGTACACGACCCATCATCTATGGTAGCGTTTGGGTTAAAATTTATAGCTATAGGGTCTGTACAACCATTGGTTTGTGATAAATTTATAATTGGTTGGGTACCGATTGTCGGTTCTTCACCAATCATTTCACCACCGATGGATTCATTATCCCCGTCCGCAAATTCAATACTTTCATCGGGTAAGTTAGATTCGTATGAACAACAATCATTTTCTACCACCGTGAAACAAGATATTGTAACATTAGGGTTATAATTGGACGCGTTGGGATCTGTACAACCAATTAAAGTATTGTTGTAAGTACAACAACCTGGATTAAACGTGTTAAATGGTGGGTTTGGACCAAATGGTCCACAAGAAATATCCGAATTCGGATTATAATTGGACGCGTTAGGATCTGTACAACCTAATATTGGTAAACCAACACCCACACCTTCAGTGTCATTGTCTAAACTCATACGACATTATAGTTTCTAACTCTTGATCTACACCCACGATTGAATTCAAACAGTGAATCACCACCACTTTGATATTGATTGGTATTCCAAGTACTAATGAGACAATCACAATAGGATTCGAAAAAACCAACATTTAGTGGTGTGTTTTGTTGGGTTAAATTATTTTTAGTGATAACAAAATTATTTATCGGATTAATGTCCACCTCATTAAACAATATCTCGTTATTTGCCGGTGTACCGACCCCTAAGTTTGTGTTAGCGTAAAAAGTAGCGGACTGCCAATTATATAGACTATCCTCGGGTAAGAAAGGACCTACCGTACCACCATCCAAACCAAAAACGTTTTCAAATGACCTCCAAACATTATCGACCCTAACACAACCAGAACCACGAGCTAATTGTGAAACATAATCTGGTGGGTTAATTCCGTTATTTTCAAAACATTCATTTATTTCAGCGATATTTGGAGTTTCTGGCCTAATACCGTCTTCACAATTTGTATCTGACGGTATACCAATTTCATTACCAAAAACATTGGTTATCACGTCATACCCCCAATAGTTATCATATATCACAGCTTGTGTTACGGTTCCCACTTCACTACAATTATCACCACACTCACATCTTAGTTTTAATTCATTATATGGATCACAAACCCACAATGGTTCAGTTGACCCACCTGAACCACCACCTATAACAGAACCATAACTACAAATATCATTATCAACTACAAAATTTAGGGCTGGAAAACCTTCAGGGTTAGTACAACCATCAAAAAAATTGTAATTGTTAGCTTCTGGATCACAACAAATTTCAAAATTAGTACCTTCACTTGGTGAATCGTCATACGTACATAAGTCAGGGTTTTGAATTATCAATTCTTGTGGATAATTTTCACAAATTTGTGAAAACAAATAGTAATTTAATGAAGATGGATCACAACAAGCTTCAACAGGGTTTAAATCAATGTCTATATCGTCACCACTATAGTTACACGAACCATCGTCAACGGTAGCAAAAATATTGTAATTATTAGCTTGTTGGTCGGTACAACCCAAAATCAAACAATTTTGATTCGGACATGGTGCCCAATTTAAAAAACCAAAAATAGGATTTAAATCTATGGTAGGTCCGTCTTTATAAACGTAAAAACAACAACCATTAAATGATACAAAATCCCTTTCATTATACTGTACACCAAAAGACCAATTACCCCTATTTTGTAAAACATTAGTAGTCACAATACCTTCGGGTGTTAACGTAGTTTGTAAACCTAGACACACGTTACCACAATCAGTTACCGATATCTCACAATCTGGTTGATTTGGGCACAGTCTCCAAAATTTACCAATGTCGTCAATTACTGTGGTGTTTGGTAAATTATTTACATTATTATTACCAGTCGAAAAATAGCAACACCCACCAACGTTCACCATATCACCAATATTGTATTGTGTCAATGGATTCCATAATCCTAAATTTTGTGTCACCAATATCACATTTTGACCAACTAATTGAGGACCTAAACAATAATCACACACCTCTGGTTCTACAACAATCTCTTCTATGACATCATCACAACTTCTAGTGAATAAGTTATATTGATTCAGACCGTAAGTATCAATTTGGAAAATGGTGATTACTTCACCATTAGATATTGTATCAAAGAACAGTATCGGACTACCATTTACACCATCAGACATAGTATACGCGGTATATGTGGAAGTAGCTTCAACTATAGTACCATATAGTGAATAACCAATAGATCCATCAGGTAATTGTATTTGACCCCCCAATGGGACTTGTTGATTTAAAACGTAACCATTAGGTAGAAACTCACTACCACTTTCAGGGTTACCATAAACTAATAATGATGTTAATTGACTTTCAGTGATACCTGTTACCGAAATTGGTGTTTCTGTGAAATTTGAAGTGATGTAATCGTCAATCGACAAACCACTATCCAACGGACCGAAGTCACTAACCAAACCATTCACCAATAATGGGGTCTCCACACCAGGTGGTTGATACAAATATATTAATGGTGGTAATTGACTACTAATAGATGTATTGTAAGGTATAGATACTGATTTACTAAATGAAGTTATACCCCAAGGTGCTACCATTTGAACTGTAACAGTATACGTACCATTCGATTGGTAAGTGTGTGGTAGTATTGCGGTTGGATCATCAACGACTTGAATTTGACCGTCACCCCAATCAACAGTAAATGAAAACCCATTAACCCCATTAAAGAAACCAAACTCAGTAGTATTTGTCAGTATTATTGTAGGTCCACTACCAGTAATTACAAAATTAGAGAAAGTGTCTTTTTGTAATATTTGACCATCAAATAATGTATAATGGCCAATATCATTAAAATCTTGATCTAAAAATATTGTTAAATTTTTATCAGTCACACCCCAAAAATCTAAACAATCTTGAACTAATTGTTCCGATAATATTCCCAACTGAAAACAATCATTGGGTACATTTTGGAATACTGAAAAATCAACATTTAACCCACCATCTTCATTCGACCCCACACTCTGCCCAAAAACACTAAAAAATATAGTCAAATCTGAAACATTAACTACCCCATCCCTATTAAAGTCAACACAAGGTGTACAACTATCTGGACAGTCAATAAATGTTCCAAAACTACCCAAAAACACAGATAAATCTGCTGTATTAACAATACCATCATTATTCAAATCATAACACCTTAATGGTGAAATAAGTTGATTATTGTCATCTCTAGCACAAGGACAGTCAATTGGTTGTGAATAAACACAAGGGTTGGAAGTATCATCGAAAGATATTTGATTTATGGTCGCGTTTGGGTTGAAATTTTCCGCGAAAGAATCTAAACAACCGTAAACTTGTGGTTCACACCTATCATTATAAGGTGAACTAGGAACTCTACCAGTCCATAATTGATATTTGTATATGTCCATTATGGGTTAATGTATTGATAAAATTTTATTGAGTTGTTTTGTGATTCACCAACTTCAGATAAGTTTTGATTTATTGTATTATATTCTGAAACAGTATATGTATAATTATTACGATTAAAGATTAATCTATAGTAATAAAAATCTTCTGGTTTTAATTTGTATGAATTTTCGGGTTGTGGTTTATTTATCATTTTGATTATCTCACCATTTAACGCGTTAAAAAATTTACAACTCATGTAAAATGTAGTGTTTGGGACTAAAAAGTCATCTTTTAACCATTGTATGTAATAATTTTCTTTTTTGTTGCCTACACTAGCGAACTCAAAAGATGAAGACTCAATTTGATAAGTGAAAGGTTCTGGTTCCGAATTAGCGAAAGAAATTAAATAATTTATGGGGTCATAATTAATATCATTCTCATCGTTACTTATCACCCTATCCACCTTAGAACCATTATTAGTTGGTAATATAATTGAAAAATATAATCTCTGACCCGAAACTGATGGTTGATCGTAAAAATCAAACTTAAAAAAACTTTTAGTGAATGATTGTTTTCTAGTTTTTACATCTGGATAAGTTATACCAACAACACTATAATCATTAGAATACCCATTCTCACTACCATTAGGTATTGTTAAATTGGTGAAAAACATATCATAATATATTCGTTTGTTTGGGTTTTGAGTGTTGGGTGAATATCTAGTAGTTTCGAAGTCCTGAATTGGGTTAATATTGTCTTGTATTTCAGTCCTTTCATACATTTTGATACCCTGTTCACGACCCAAAGACTCATCAAAATCGGTAGATATTGGTAAAACAATTTGTTTGTCTTCACCACTAACACGTATTCTAAATTTATTCACAGACATCTACGTTAGGTTGTGGAATTATCGAACCAGATTGTCTATTTAATCCGTCAGACAATATTGGACTTATTAAAAGTGAAATATTCAAATACGGGTAATGGTGACCATTAACGAATGGGTAATCAATACCACTGTTATCGGATTCAAAAACACCAATATCCAAAATATTTCTCCATCTCCACGTATTCGTGAATTCAGAATATGTAGCGTAGTTAGGTACTAAAGTGTAGTTGTTATATTCTGTAATTGTTTCAGAAACTTTTTTAATTGGGTATCTGTGGTGTGGTTGATAATAATAACCCCCGTTTATTTCTTGACCACTACCATCATTCATTATGTTTTCACTGAAAGATAATTTGTGGTAAATTTCCGACACTACCCTTTCTTTTAAATCGTATGGGTTATACTCTACGAAAGCTCCCAAAAATGTGTCACCACTTTGTGGTAATACAAAAGGTGTTTGTAAGTTTGGTTCAAAATTTTGTTCATGGTAAGGATCATTACCTAAACCATCAGAAACAAAGTTCCAAGAATATCCAATACCCACAGTCAAGTTATCATTTTCACCTTTTCTTTTCCACAATCTTGGTTGGTTGGAAGATAAGACAGTTAAATAGACATCGGTCAATTCCCTACCTAGATTGTCAAAATAATTAAGTACATCAATATCCCTGTTAAAATTCCATAGGTAAGATTTTATTTGTTCTTTAACAACGGAATGACCCTGACCTAAAGGTGGTGAAAATTCGTTAGGGAAAAACCTTTCCCTTTTTGAGTACACACCAAATTCAAATCCACACCTATCTAATGTATAATCTGAAGAGTTAGTTATTAACTCATGTTCGTGAATGTAATAATTAGACAATGACTCAATGTTTTGTGGGTCAATTTGTCTCCTGAAAACACCGACATCACCACCATTGTAAGTTAAATCACCACGTAATAAGACAGTAAATACATTTTTTTCCGTACCTAAAAACTCGTCACCCAAAGAATAAACTGTAGGACTATTAGAACCGTTAACTTCAGATATTAAACCCACACCACCAAATGGTATAACATCATTCTGTAAAACAACGGTATCACCGACACTTAAACCATGATTAACTGGGCATGTAAATTTTAAACCATAAGCACCATTAATAGTGACGGGTGTCACATAAAAAGGTATCCCAGATCTAGAATTAAACGTGATACCCACATTGTTTATCTTGTCAGTGTAATAAGTTAAATTTAAATTTACACTACGTCTAACGTAAGAAATATAAATTAACCAATTATCTTTAAGACTATTCGGTTCATTAAAACCGTGTGGTGATGTTAGTTGTTCAGCACTAAAAAAATCAAAAAAATTAATAGAAGGGAAACCAAAAGCTTGTGTCTCAGAAAACGGAGTTTCCTGACTATAGAATGTATTTTTACCCAACATAATTTGGTCTACCACATTTCCAGATATTGAATTATAAACTATAGGTGTGATTTTACCATAAAACCTATAAAGTGAACTTTCATTTTTTTCAAAAAAATATTGTTCCAATAAATTAACAACTGAATTTCTATCCCCTTGAATTAACTCACGTGATGTTTTTTCCAATAAGGTTGGTAACACATAATCCTTGTCTAAAGAACCTTTGTATTTTTGTGAACCACGTAATATTTTTATGTTTTCTTGATATCCCATATTAGTCCTCTATTGGTACGTATTTGTTAACAAATATATCATAAGCTGTAGCACCTGGTATTAACCCAAAATAGAAATGATAACCACTACCCAACAATTTCGCTGCACCATTAAAATCATTAGAGTTTAAAGGTGTACTACCACCATATTGTGACCACGTTGACGAATCTTGTAATTTTATACTAGCAATACCATTAGTTTGATCCACCCAGTCTGAATCTTGTTCGTTTGGTGATAACGCTCTCCATAAATATGTGGGTACAGTTTGTGAAGAATCGGTAAAAGATTGTGTGAAACAAAATCTTAGTCTTTGACCAGATAAAGTATCATCAATTACTTCATCATTTTGTAATATTCTAGGTTTAACAAACACAAACTCACTTTGTTCACCACCAATGACAGATACCGATAATTCAGGCCAAGTATACGCGTCATTAGGTGGGGGTTGGTTAACACTGGAAGGTATGTCACCCACTGAATACTGGCCAGATGGAAAAGTGAACCAACCAGTAGGAGCGTAATCCACACCCAACTCATCCAAATTAAATGTGTTATTTTCTAAAGACTCCAAGTCATCAGAACTCAAAGAATTATATTCAATGACACCCAATTCACTAAACTGGGACAGTAATCCCGCGATTGTACCGTTTATTCTTTTTTCATCTCTAGGGAAAATGGAACCGATATTGAAAAATAGACTGGATGATTGTGAGGTAAGTAATTCATTAACTGAATCGAACATAAATTCACCCGGTGGGTTAAATGTTGTTGGTGAAAGTTGGGAACTTATTGAACAACCTTCTCGGTATGACGTTAACGAACATATTTCATTAATATACCTACTTCTAGATCCTAATTCTATGATTGTTGTTGGGAATAGTATATCATCAATATTAGCACCATTAACAATATTTTCATTCGTGACTGACCCATCAGGATCACCAATAAAATCACCATTTAAATTTGTGGGGCAAGACCTATAGTAAAATCTATTACTGCCCCTATCAAAATGTAATATTTTAGCACAAAATTTAGCTCTAAATCCAGTTTCTGAATCTTCATCTGGTTTTACTTTACCTTTAAATTGGAAGTGGTACAAGAACCCATTTACCCAATTATTAGAATATGAATAATTTACAACACCATCACATAAAGATCTTGCGATAACCTCACGTCTTCTCCATTGACCAATTTGTGTTATTAAGTCAGAAAAACCAAAAGTGTCTATCGTAGATATTTCATCAGCACCAAAAACACCAATTATTAAATTTAAAAACCCTATAACTAAATTAATGATAGTTTGTATGATACCACTTACTAACCCAGTGTATGGTAATATATAACAACCATTTTGTAAAACATCCTCATCCTCACCACAAGTACCATTTATCTGTGGACCACTATTGGGTGTGGAACACTCCAACAAATCATCATTACCGTCATCCTCATCCTCATCACAGTTACCAATTAACGGTTGAGAATCTGACCCAGAACCAAAAACTAATGATGCCGGTTCAACATCTAAGTTATGTTGACATCTACATTTTTGACAATCTGGATATTTGGTTACTCGTAATTTTAAACACCCAAATATTTGACAACATGATGGGAAAATCGCATCAAGTCCTTGATCTAATATTGTACCAAATAAACCATCATCAAAATCACAAAAATCTAAATAATCACCAAATATGGGTATTGAATCGAATAAATTTTCAAAAATCGTACCGAGACCTAAAGGTAGTTCGGTTAACGCGTTAAATGGTATTGACGGTATACACGCGATTATTAATAACAAATTTACTATAGCTAACAAAAATTGAAGTATGGGACATATTGTACCTATAAAAATCGCGAAAGTCGTGTACAATATTTGTTCTAATCTAACAACAGTTTGTGTTAAAATAACTCTGAAAGAAGTATTCCGAACACCGTCATTAATAGGGAATGGTGTTCTGTCACAACTTTCTTCATCTGGTGGGAATATTTCTTTTATACCTATAAATGAATCCCTATTTCTGTTTTTCCAAAAATCTATAAATTGTGATACAGTATAAACTTTACCAAATTGGAACTCATAAAAATAATCTTGGGTAGTTAAAATTAACCCAGTATCTCTCGCTTGTTGTGGATAATCAAAATAATCCACAGAAAACGCGTAAGATGATGTCTTTTCAATTCCATTGTATTGGGAACCTGGTGGGTCATTTGGTGAACTTTGTCCACTGCCACCATTATTATTATATTCACGGATGTTTGGTACTAAATATGACGCTCTATACCTCAATCTGGACTGTCCTTGACTTTCCAAAGGTGAAAATCTAAATCTATATTTACCTTTGGTTGGTACACCAATCGTTGGATCTTGGGAGATTTCTTGTTCACCAAATTCATTTGTAACCAAAAAATCGATATTCATCGGAACATTAATAAGGAACGCACCATTTTCATCTATTGTGAAACCACCATCAACGTCAAATCTTTCAAGTACTGGTACGGTTTGACCATTTTCCTCTCTAAAAAATGGTGTGAATCTAATTGATTCAATGGTTCCTTGTGTAGGTATAACATTACATAAGTTACCTTGTCTTTTACGTGGTCTACAATTTTTATTGACAGATTCTTTTTCAATGTCAGTACCTATAGATCCCATGAAAACAGACGTAGGTCTTATTTCAACACCAACCTCTCTAAGGTCAAAATCGACTCTAGTGATTGAAGCTCCACAACCAGCGTTTTCGTCACCCCAAAATGGATAAATTTCAATTTGTTTTTGAATTTGTATTATTTGTGGTAATGACTGTAACTCACTACTTGATTTGAACTTAGCTCCATCAAATTTAGAATCGGGAAATCCTTGAATTTTGAAATCTTCGGGTACCATAGAAAAACAACCCATATCGGAAAGGTCTATGTTCATGACTACCCTTTGTGAACCCAAAGGTACACCGTAAATCATGAAGTCACCACTATCATTAGTCTTAACTGTTAGTTTATAATATTTTTGATAAACATAACTAACTTCCTGATTTAATAATACATCACTTAGTTTGGGAAAACTTCCAGTTGGTACGTGTCCAGTATAACTAGGGTCTTGGGGTAATAAATTATATCTAAAACCATCTTCGCTCACCACCGATGGTGAAGTAAATGGGTATAGTGTCCTAATTATTTCATTTTGTGAGTCATTCTCGTCTAACGGAATAAAAATTGATACTTTAGCGTTTGGTAAACCAAAACCTGAATTAGCTACCACCCTACCAACTAAAACACCAAAATCAGCACAATCTCTTCGATACACATCAGTTTGATGCATATTCAAACTTAATATCTCCAACATGTCAAAATCTTGTTCGAGATTAATTGTAACTACTTGGTCTTGACCTATTTTGGTTCTTACCCTTATATTTTTAGGCATTCTTTACTTTAACAAATAAATATTTATTCTAACAAAACTAAAAATAGTTTTTTAAGGTTTTATGTAAACCTTATTAAGAATAAACAGCTTTGTTAATTTGTTTGACCCTAACCCTAATATCTTTAGATGGGAATCTAACTTGTGGTATTTCGTCTGGTTGGAATATTAAACAACCGTCAATTAATTGAATTTGATTGTCATCTGAATTCACAACATAAGGTTGTTGTGTTGGTGAATTAGAATATTGACCACCGACTTTATTAAAAATCCTGATATCAACTACGTTTGTCACACCGGGTAATGAAATAATCATAGAAACCAATTCACTAACATTAACTGTTTGGCCCATTTCAACCCCGTCTGAATTAAAAAAATTCTTTATAGTTTCAATTACATTAGTAACAACTTGACCTTGGTTTGACGATTGTTGTATTATCACGTCACAGTCTACAGCTAAATCAATAACTTTACCGTTACCCACCTCAATATAGTCGTTAATCATTCTATAATTCGATAGATATTCCGCGATGTTATTCTTCAATGTAGAAGACACATTAGATGTTAATTCACCAGTAGGTGTATACGACAATACATTGATTTTGACTTTGTTTTCAACTTCTATCACACCTACTTTAGCGGCAGCACCGAATTGGGACGGCATCAACCTAACCTTGTTAACGTAATCATTTATGGTTACAGATCTATTTTGTGATGAAAAGTTAAACGATATGTAGTTTCTAATTTCCTCCACCGACATTAAGTCATCACCACCAATAGCTGCTGTAACATTGTTAACCCTTAAACTATTTCTAACCTGTGTATTAACATTAGACACTGGACCTGACACAACAAAATCTACTAGACCTATCGATTTTATAGCTCCAGCACCAACGTTAGATGATTTACCTCCACCTACACGATATTGGATGAACAACGTAGTATTTGGTCTAACAGCGTTACCTAAAGAAACATTATTTAAATATTTAGACGGATTAATCTGGGTTCCGAATTTACTGAATGTTTCTAATAAATTTTGTGACGTATTATTCCCACCACCAAAAGTTAAGAAGAAAAAACCTTCGGGTGTAAACTCACTAATAAATCTCTTATTAGCTAAAACATATTTACCTGGTTTAACACCTGGTTGGTCGGTGGGTGCCGCGGGGTCTATTGTGAATACCTCTTGTTGTGCTAACGCGTCCACTTCAAAATACCTATTAGATGATGTCGATAAAAACTCTAAACTGGATGGTAAAGTATTATAACCCAAACCAGATTTTTCAATTACAGATGTTACACCTAAAACATTTCTATCTGGTAAGAATAATTTAAAGAACGGTCGACTATCAACATCCGTAATTTCTTTTTTAAAAACCTTTGTAACACCATTAATTACAACTTCACGTTTAGTTATGGTATAATTAACCAAAATACCGTTAGAATCAAAATTAGGTATCTTAGTTCGATTTTGAACACCATCAACAGAGTATGGTGAAGAAAAATCACAGTCGTTAGCTAACTCAAATACTTGACCATTACCTCTGACTTGAGATCCTCTACGTAAAAAACCTAAATAACGATCATCTTCTTTATCACCGAACGCTGGAACAGTGATTGAAAAATCACAAAGTGTTATTGATGGTCTATTACCAGGTATCTTTAACCCATAAGTTCTAGCGATATTATAAAGTGAAGACCTTTCTTTAGCGAATAATAACACCGTTTCCTGTAAAGACCTGTCTATTTGGTAATTTAAGTTATCGGTTATCGCCGCATTTAAATCCAAAAATACAGAATAAATAGACCCATCGTTTGAGTTTCTAATTAAATCTGGATAGTAGATTTGTGTTAACCTTAATAATTCATTTCTAACACCTAAATAATCCCTTTCAGTGTATGATATTTTTTTACCTGATTCGTTTTCCATATTATAAATTGATTACTATAAATTCACGGCTACCAAATACATCATCTTTTAAACTATAATCTATAAATATTTTCACAGTATAATCTTCAGTACCATCACCAGCGACCCTATATATTCTATCATCCAAATCCGAATCCACAACTGTACCCTCTGTCGTGTCAGTCACGTCTTCTAGTCTTTCGATTCTAATTTCATTAACATTGATATTAGGTAAATATTCGGATATAGCGGTTCTAATTTCAGAATCCATGGATTTAAACGTCGCAGAATCTAATGGTTCGAACAAATAATCGTACAATTTTGTACCAAAGTCTGGAAGAAAGTAACGACTTCCTTTTCTGGTTAATAACAGATGTATTAAATTAGCTTTTGTTTCTTCTTGTGGTGTTGTAGTAGTTTTGAGAAAATAACCGTCTGTCGTGTCTTGAAACGGGAAACTTATCCCATACCTGAATTTAGCTATTTGCATAATATTACCTTCTAAACCCTTTAACTTCTTTTCTTGTTGACATGTATTCCATAGTGTCCAAGAAATTTAATCTGTCTTGTACTTTAGTTAAAACTAATTCTAAAACTTCTTTATCGAATTCTGAATCGACCCATTTTAAAAAATCTGAAGATGTAAAATTAGGTTTATAATTATATAGTTCATCTTCACCATATTCCCTTAGAATTTTTTTTATGTATTTTTCCATACTAGTTTAAATGATAGTTGTTTAATATAAATATTAAACCCATCGAATTCGATGGGTTTAAACACTTTATTTTTTTTATCCGTCACAACTTAAACATTCTGGATCCATAGCTTTAGCAGCTATATCCCCCCTAAGTACACTTTCGGTTCTCATGTAATACAGTGTTTTAACACCCTGTTTCCAAGCTTCCATATGTACTTGATTAATCCATTTAGGTGTCGCTTCTTTTGGGAAAGCTAAATTCAACGACACAGATTGGTCGATGTATTGTTGTCTAACACCAGCTTGTCTAACTAACTCTAATTGATTTATTTCCCTGAAAGTTTTAAAAACATCTTTAACTGGTGTTGGTTCATCTAAATCACGGAGTTCTGACCTGTGTGTTAATTTACCTTTAACGTAAAACCAATCATCCAATTGATTAATATTTTGTACTGAACCACCATCTTCTAAGATTTGATCCCAAACTTCTTTTGTGTTTATACCAACCTTTTTCAATATTTTTTCCAATACTGAATTTTTACGTATAAAAGTACCTTTCAGACTTTGTTCTGTCCACACATTAGCGGGGACAGGTTCAACACCACTTGAAACACCACCAGCTAATTTAGAATTCGATACTGTTGGTGCGATAGCTCTTAAATGGGTATTTCTGTAACCAGTACCCACACACCAAAGAGGTTCACCATAAACAGAAGCTAAATCTTTTGACGCTTGTTCTGTTTCATTTTTAATTTGACCGAAAATTCTTCTAGTCTCAAACTGAGCTTGTAACCCCTCAAAAGGTACACCTTTTTGTTGTAAATATGTATGCCAACCTAAAACACCCAAACCTAACGCTCTACCTTTTTCAGCTGAACGTACTGAATTTTCAAACCCTTGTCGGTATTTAGCTTTTTGAATGAATTCTTCCAAAACACCATCTAAAAACCAAGTAGCGGTATACACTAAATCAGTGTCCTTCCACTCATCATATTTAGCGAGATTAAGTGACGATAAACAACAAACAAAAGAGTGACTTTCATCAGTGTTCAACACGATTTCAGAACAAATATTAGTCATATAGACTTTCAACCCATTCTTTTTATAAGCTTCAGGGTTTTGTTTATTAACGTTTCCACGATACATAATATATGGTTCACCCGTTTGTCGTCTTTTCTTTATCAACGCTACCCATTTTTCTCTAGCTTCAGGATCACCAGCTTCAAGTTTTCTCATGAATTTATCACCAACAACCGCACACTGGTGTAGGTTAAGTGATTGTCTATTTACGTCACCTTTAGGTTCCCTAATTTCCAACCAATCAATAAAATCTTCGTGTTCTATGTTCAAATTTACTGACGCGGCACCTCGTCTAACAGCACCTTGATTTGTAGCTAAAATTGTAGAATCATATATTTTACAAAAAGGTACAACACCATCAGAAGTTCCGTTATCTTTAATTGGTGAACCAGCGGGTCTGATTTGATTAACACAAACACCAACACCACCACCATTCTTAGCTAATAACATCATCTCCAAATTCTTCATACCAATTTCATAGATGGAATCACCAACATCGATACCAAAACACGATATCGGTAAACCCCTTTCAGTTCCGGTGTTTGATAGGACTGGTGTCGCTAAACACAACCAACCCCTCCATATGTAATCAAAAAATTTAGTAGCTAACTCAGGTTTATTCAATCTTTTAGCTACAGCGGTACAAACTCTCCAATAAGCGTCTTTAGGTTTTTCATCACCATAAAGATATCCCTTAGATATTGTTTGTACATAAACTGGGGTGTTAGCCCAACTTGGGAAGTCCACATCGACTTCCCACCCTAAATGTTCTGCGTAATTTTTCATAATTATATATTTTTAAAATACGTTATCCCAATCATCATCCTCTCCCGCTTTAGAATAATCTGTAGGTCTTAAAGCGAAGAAGTCTGTATGTGTTATACCACCAGTTAAATGGTAAAACCAGTCTAAATTACTAGCTTTTTCTTGGTTAACGGTGAATAGACTGTCATAACCTAACTCTCTTAATTTATCATTCGTTCTTTGTTTAATAAACTCTTTAAGGTCTGAAGATGATAAATTTTCCAAATCACCTTGTTCAAACATTTTATCAATAAATTTAGTTTCCAATTCCACTATCACTTTAGCTGCTTCATAAACACTATCTTTGGTTGACTCTCTGAGTTCTGGATATTCTGAACACATGTGATTAAACAATCTACAACCCATTCTAGAGTGTAAAGACTCGTCACGAACACTCCATTTCATTTGTTGGCCAATACCTTTTAAAAGATTCCTTAGTTGAAACGAATAAAGTACCGCGAATGATGAATATAATGAGACGCCCTCAGCGAAAGCTGAAAATATAGCTAATGATTTAGCGACTTCACGTCTAGCGTTTTCATTGGTTGACAAATCGTCATGTGTATAATCACCATTAACTGACATCAACATTTCGAATTTGGATGAAACCGCAGGTTCATGTAAGAACGCTTCAAAATTTTCCAAACCAAGTGTTTCATTTAGATAAGAGTACGCTACCGCGTGAATGGTCTCTTGTGACCCAAACATCATCGCCATTTGACGTATTTCATGTTTTGGGAACCATTTTGTTACCATTCCCGTCCAATAGTCTGAAACCGCGCATTCTGTTTGAGCGAAACCCAATAAAATGTTTCCGACCAAGTTTTTTTCGTGGGGTTCTAAATTTTCTTTCCAATCTTTCACGTCACCTTGCATTGATATTTCTGTGTGTAACCAAAAAGCTTGTGCTTGTGGTAACCAACCTTCAGTATAATACTCGGGGTATTCAAAAGGTTTGTATGCGATTCTTTCAGTGAAAAGTTTGCCGTTACTAATATTGTTAGTAGTTTTATTCATAGTATAATAAATTAATTTTTAATTATTGATTTAACATTTTGTTCCTTTTTTCTAAAGCGTCCAAAACTCTTTTTTGGTTTCTATTTGTTTTTTCTTCTTCGAAACCTAAGAACGTTTGCGATGATTGGGTGTCAATCTCCAACGTCGCGTTGTTAAATGTACAGTTTTCAAATATAACTCCGTCTTTACCGACTCTAGATTTGGTTATAGCGATAGTAGCTAACCCCATTTCTTTCTGTTGTAAAGTCTTAGCTATTGATATTATCACGTGACCTACTTGAGCTTTTTTAATTGAACCACCCATTTGGTCTGTGGTTACAACTTCAGAGGATATAGAAGATCTGTTACCTTGTGTAGCGGTCCAACCAACCAAGTCTAACTCGTGACACATAGCTTCAAACTTCCTCATAACCGACCCTTCACCTTTCCACTCGTCGTCGAAACTTCTTTCTGGTACTACACAATCAATGTAGTCCAATAATACAATATCTATTTTTGTCCCCTCAGATATTATCTTACGTATTTGGTTTTTAATCTGTGTAATTGTAAACTCATCAGACGCTAATTTTTTAAGGATTAACTTACCACCACTTTTTTTCATTTCGTCAGCTTTAGTTAAAACTATTTTCTTATTGTCAGATAATTTATCTGATGGTATACCAGTCCAACACGTAAAATGTTTTCTTTGAATTACTTTGGGGTTGTCTTCGAAAAAAATCTGTAGGACATTGTAACCCATATTAAAAGCGGTATTAGCGAATCTAGTCAAAACCGTGGTTTTACCCACACCAGTTGGTGCTAATATAACACCAATTTCACCTTTAGCTAACCCACCATTTAAAAGGTTATCCAACCCAGAAATACCAGTAGGTATCGGATCTCTAAAATCATCCTTCAAAACCTCTTCTAAATTGTGGAAAACTTCTAAACTACCATTATCTCCTTCACCTATACTGATAGCTTCTCTAATATATTCCTCACATTTGTCATAACTTTCAAAATCACCATTCTCCATAATCTTTTCGACCTTTCTAATAGCTTTTTTGAGTTCTTGTTGTTTACAGAATTTTACAGATTTTTCCTTAATAAAAAGATGATCTTCAAATGAGACTTCCTTTATTTCTTTCAACATGTCCATCACATATTTTTTAGCCATCTCTGAGGTGACTTCCAAATGTGTGACCTGTTCCAAAGTATCAAATGAGGGGACTGTTTGGTATTTCTCATAATACTCTTTAATCATTTGCATAATCAATTTAAAGTATTGATTATCGAAATACTTGGAAAGTATAACATCAATTATCGATTGTGCGAAAGATTTATCAGTGATTATAAGATTAATTAGTTTTAATTGAAAATTGTAACCTAAATATCCAAAATTTTCAGTCCCAGTCATATATGAATTTATATTATAAATACGTATCGGTTATTATTAAAGTTCGTAATTTAGATACTTCTTATCATTATTTTTATCTGACAAAATGTCAGTAATTTCTCTTAGATATCGTGAAATTTTTGGCCTAATGTCCACAGAATATCTAACTCTTGGGGGATACACATTTGCAGGGAAGGTTCTCTCGATTATATTATGATTTTCTTTCTTGACAGTTATCGTAAAATTCTCTTCATTTTCACCTAAATTATTTATCTCGTCATTGTGATGTTCACTCAAAACACTAATCGTATTTGACTTTAAATTATCTTTAATGTCGTCACATATGTATGTCACAGAATCATATAAATCTAAAGAATTTTCACTGTCATTTACGTAATTTTTAACACTAAAATAACGTTGACAAACAATGTTTTCGTTGAGTTTTAAAATGAACTCGAATTTTTGGTTTTCTTTTCTTTCCATGGTTATTTTTTTTTGAATTTGTTTTTTTCTACTCTAGTTAATAAAATAAAAGGTTGTACAAAATTTAAGAATGAATTATCGGATTTTCCAATAAATTCAAAAAGATTATCTTTTATCATCATTTTCAATAGGTTTTTATATGATCTACCTTCAGGATCTAAGGTATCTGTCATAATTTGGTTCATTTCCACCTCAAACTTAGGTGGGTAACTGACAGAACTCAAATCAACTAATTTGATATTCCTATCTAAAAAATTAGATCCTAACACCCCATCCTTTGTGACACCCTCAACTAAATTTTTAAGTCTAAAATTTTTAGGGTTATCTTCCAATATGTTAATAGTTTCAGTTAGTACACTATCTAATGACAAGGTTTTTGATAATATATTTGGGAAATGTTTAATTAAAGTTTTAACTCCCAAACCTTTCACACCAGATATATTATCAGAAGAATCACCACAAAGTATTTTGATTAGTTTTATGTTTTGTATTGGTATGTCGACCCCTTGATATTTCACTTTGTCATTATGGGTGAACACTTGTGGGGGGTTTAAAAATTTAATCGATACGTTAGGTCTGACCAATTGAACCAAATCCCTATCGTTTGTGATTATTGTAACGTTTTCTGTTGTGTTATTACAGTAGTACGCGATACAATCATCCGCTTCATACCCTTCAAACTCATACTGTCTAACGTAAACTTCTTCTAAGTACTGTTTGATTCTTAATCTTTGTGAATTTAACGAAAATAATTCCTCTTCACTTAAATTATTTTGTTTTCGTTGTATTTTGTATTGTGAGTATATATTTCGTCTATACTCGTAATTTTTGATACCATCCCAAGCGACAAAAACCTTATTGTACCCTTCTTCACTAATGTATTTTCTAATAGTATTAAGGAAGAAATAAACAGCCGCTAATTTATCCGAAGTTTTTAGGTACTTTAACCCATGAAATCCATATTTCAATAATGAATTCCCATCAATTAATAAGGTTTTTGTCACGAGACAGTTTTTTTGATTGTTTGACAATAGTTAGTCTTCTGTGGTTTCTTCCAATACAAAGTCACCACCAACACCTAATTGATCACCCCAAAAATCAGAATAATCTTTTTTGTACTGTTCAATAGATGTTTTTTCTTCAGCCGCGTCTTTACCAGTTAAAAACCCGTGAGGTGTTACCAATATTTTACCATCTTCATAACCAAGTCCGTTGACGTGGTTTTTCATGATGGTAACTTTAGTCCTGACCGCGAATTTAACTTTCCTCTTATCTTTAACAGCAGCTATACTTGTTGTTCCAGCATTTTTTTGATTACCAAATCTAAAAACAAGTGTGGAATTTAACCACAACGCTTCACCACCTTTCGCTTTGATTTTAGGTTGGCCAAAAGGATTATCTGGTAACTCCACCCATGGTTGATTTACAACAACTAAGGTATTTGTAAACTTATAATCATCTCGTCTAGATTTACCGATTCTTTGGTTAATTCCCATACCAATTTTATCAGCTAAAACAGCGGCGTTATGTTGTTTACCACCTTTACCTTCAAATGTCATTTTACAGGGTATAGAACCTACCGAGTCCCACATAAACAATAAATCATATTCGATTTCACCTTTTTCTTGAGCATCCAAAAGGGAATTAATGTAGTCGGTAATTTGTTCAATGTATTCGAAGTTGTTATTAAACAAGAAAAAACCATCCCAATCCACTTCACCAGTTTCTTCATCCAAGATTTCTTGACATTCCAAACCTAACATTCTAGCATGTTTAAAATCCCATTTCTGTTCAGTTATAATGATGACTGGTAATATATTTTTCTTTTGAGCGTCAGCTGCGGTTTTTACCAAAGCTGTAGTTTTTCCGGTATCACTATGTCCAAGAAACATATTAATATGACCCATAGCTGGACCAGGTACTCCGGTAGCATCCAAAAAAGCTTCTCCCAAATCGAAAAAACGATCTGATTTAAACTTAGCTTTTTTAGAATATTTATTTTTAATGTCTTCAAAACTTCTTTTTTTAAGAGCCATAATTGTGTAGTTAAAATGACCCACCATGTGGTGGGTCAGAAATTAATATTTAATTTAATTAGAAAGGTAAATCGTCGTCTGGTTCATCATCCTCTTGAGGATCTTCGTATTGTACCGTAGGTACTGGTTTACGACTCATATCAACAGTTGAGTTGGTTTTGTTTGAAGGATCATCATAAGTGTACCTTTTAAGTTCATTATCCCAAACTGGTTCGACACCTTTAGAAATAGCTTCCAAATATTCTACTGGTTTTTGTGAGTATACATCGGACCAAGTTCTTTCGTCCGACAACCATTCTTTAGTTTTAGATTTATCATCACTCAATGGTTGTGGGTCTTCATACATTATTGATGAAACTGTGGTATATTCACCACGACCACCTGGAAGTGGTACTGATTGTAGTGATAAAATCAAATCTCTCCCTTCTTTAGGGTCTGAAACATCACCTTTGTTTTTCCAAATTGGAATCAATTTATCGAAAATACCATCACCCTTCCAATTGTGTTTAAATCTCCAAAATTTAACACCATCTTCTTCATTGTCACGGTCAATAACTTTAACAATGTAAAATTTTGACGATTTGTATTGTCTTGACAACTCTTTTGATTGTTCATCTCCAGCTAATTTCAAAGCTTCCTCAACTTCATTTAACGGACTTCTTTCACCAGTTGGTTTACCCGATGAATCTTTACCTGGATCATATAACTTCATCCACTTACCCTGTACTTGAACATTGTGGAAATACGCTTCACTGAATGGTGAACCACCATCGTTAGCGGGTAGGATTCTAATTCTTCTTTCAGCTGATTTAACACCTTTTGGTAGAGCGATACTGAAATATTGTTTCAATCTCTCTTCTTGTGACAATTTAGGTGTTGTACTTGTTGTTTGTTTGTTTTTTTCATACTGTGATAAAACCGCGTCTAATGTACTCATAATAATAAAATTTAAATTTGTTTTTTTTACTTACTAATAATTGTAATCATTTTTATGGGATAGTCAATTAGTTAAAAAACAAAAAATCACCCCGTAGGGTGATTTATGAAGTAATTTAGGACTTAAATTATTTTTCGTAGTCTGGGTTAAAACTTTGTTTTATATCCGCGTCACTAAAATTTTCAACATCAGATTTTGTCAAAATATAATCAGTTTTTCCAGTCTTTTCAAATTTATCTTGACTATCATCCCAAAAATCAGAAAGAGTTTGATTAAAAGGACCTGAATCATATTTTCTAAGTTCCATTTTTTCCTCACTAGTTTTTGGTCTAAATTTTTCTATTTTTTTATCTAAGGTGTCTATCTGTTTTACTAATTCATCCATACTCAGTAATTGAGTTTCCAAATCACCCAATTTGCCTAATAATGATGATAATTTTTCATTCGTGTCGTCAACAGTGGTTTTAGTTGTGGTGATTTCACCTTCAATTTTTTCTTGTGACTTAACTAAATCTGTAACATCAATTTCTTTACCCCCAGATTCGGTACCACCCATATCAATATCTACCTCAGACTCAATTTCATCGGGTGTTTCTTCTGGTGTAATTTCCTCATCACCTACCTCCAAGTCAGTATCATCGGGTGTTTCTTCTGGTGTAATTTCCTCATCATCAACTTCCAAATCCTCGGTTTCTTCTTCCTGTTCATACATATCACCCATAATACGTTTAACATGACTACCCATACCTAAATTACCGAACCCACCAACACTTTGTTCGTTTAGATTGTTAGAGTTATGATTAATTTGTTTAAATCGTTTAATTTCCTCTAAAATAGATTTTTCCAACTTACCCATTTAACAATTGTTTTACGTTACCGTTAGGTGATTCTACGTGAACAGTTCTATTGACTTTCACTTTATTTTCGGTTCTTTCAATTAAACCGTCTCTTGTTCTCACAGTATAACAAATTCCAGTATCTAAATCACAAACTTCTTGTGACTCTGAATTTGTATTAACTTCACTTAACCTGGTGTTCTTACCTAAGAAACCATCCAATTTACTTTTTAAATCATTAGAAACCATAATTCTTTTCTTTATAAATATTATTGTATTGTGATAAAGTCATTAGGGTTTTCATACTTTTCAATTTCCTTTAACTCATTATTTAATGTGTAAGATATAATTTCATAATGTAAGTGTGTACCAGTACTATTTCCAGAATTACCCATAATTCCTATTGTTTCACCTCTATTAACCGGATTATTAACATTTTTATTTATTAAACTATCCTCTTTTAGGTGTAACAACCTAACTCTGACTTTAACCAAAGCATTAGGAACATATGATGTTTCACCTGGGTTACTAAGTATTTTATCAATTACAATATGGTTACCAGCACCACCATTACATTTAGCTCTAATATCTCTATCACCTGTATCTGAACAACCACCTAGAATTGTTGTTATGATACCATCTATAGGACTCAAAATATTGATGTTTGTGTTTTTGTACTCACGTTTTGGTGCTATGTCTACAGCGTAGTGTACTCTTTCTGTACCATCTCTTCTAACTCTAACTTCTTCCCATCTGTTCGGGTTCAGTAAACCAGATATAAAACTTGGGTAAGCCACAAGTTCTAAATTAACTGGATTACCGAAAATAATGTCACCAAGCGTTGTGGTTGGTGTTATTTCTTCATCTTGTGGTAGAGATTCCCAATAATCTAATGCGGGTTGTTCAATAATATTTTCCTTATTTACTGATGGTCTCAATTTTTTTAAGAAAGAACTATCCAACCTCATAACCAAATCTCTGACTTTGGGGAAATTACTTATAGGTATTCTAGTTCCCACAAATGATGTTTTCATGTTATTTGGTGTTATATTATGTTGAACTTCTGTAACCATATAAGACCCCGCGAACATTGGTACGTACCTTAATTGAAAATAAGTCGTCGGTTGTATCATCACGTTACCCATACAATTTACCTGTACTTTATAACTTCTAGATTTATACAAGTTAAATAAATTAAGAGAATTAACAGCGACAGGTCTACCACTCGCTTGTTGACCCAAATCTTCGGTAATCTTAAACGATTCCGAAGTATTTTGAAATTCACTTTGGTCTAATGATAAACTTTGAAAGATATTTTGATTCGGTATCCCAATATCAACAGTGAACGCCATCACTTTATTATTTTTATCAATATCTTCACCACTAACATTATTTGGATTAATTAAAGAGTTATTTGTTGAGTCACCCAAATTGGACGCGTCATTAACGTAACCATAATCTTTTGTTCGAATATCTAAATTTTTTGACGGTTCACCAACATATTGACACAGGTAAACTGGATTAGATTTAGTACTATCGACAAGTCTATAGGTGCCAAACATACCATTACCTTGTGCTGCTATGTTACCACTATTGGTTTGTGCGTAAAAATTAACGTAAGCGGGTAATGGTATAAAATTGAAGTAATTTTTCGCGCACATATTACTTATGAAACCAGCTACAGTTTGTTTAACAGACTGTGTCTCAGTATCAGGTGTACCTAGACCTTGGAAATAAAATATATCTATAACCGCGTCATTACCAATATCTCTATTAGCTCTATCCAAAAACATAAACCTTTCAAATAACGTATTATAGTACGGTAACCCATTTCTAACACCTTCACCACCAACTTGGGTACCAGATATCCATTTATCATTCATTGTCTTAAATACCTGATACAACTCTAATTTTAATAAATCCGATTTAACTTCAGGTCTATTATCTAAGTTAGTTGAATCTTCTTGAGCTGGTTTACTACGGTCAAATTCGTTTAATTTGTTGGTAAACTCTGTAATAAAACTATTAAATGTTTCACTGTTACTATCCGACAAATAATAACGATTGTATGTTTGAACTAAAAAGTCTTGTAAATTACCATTAGGTGTCGAAGATAAGTAGGTGAAATATATTTTTAATATGTTAGAGTATACGATTATATTTTCCTCGGTAGGTTCAACATTTATTGTTTGGAAAAATTCATTAACCAAAGATGTTGGTGTTATATCGTTATCATTAATAACATAATTTGACGTGTTTATTCTTGTCCTAACTGTGAATTCATCAGTAGTCGGTGTCGTAAACTCACCATTTTCTGTGAAATCCACAAGCACTATTGAATCGTTTGATGATGTTCTTAATTGGTTATTTATCCTATTTTTAATTTCATTATCGTTAGAATGGTAATATATTAACGACAACAAAATTTGATATGTGGACACTGGTTCACCACCCACATAAACAACAGTGTCTAAATCATTAACTGACCCATTTTTGTATAAAACTTCTTGATTCAAGAACAAACCAACCTTGTCTAAAAACCTATCATACTGTCTTAAATTTTTGGTGTCACCACTATTACTTGAGGTGTACGGTAAAATCATAATATCAGTAAATAATTCTTTAAATGTGGTATACTGACCGTTAACTATTGTAGTGTTTGAGTTTATAGGTTCACTAAAGTTTATAAACTCACTTTCAAAAACATCTAAAACTTCGGTAGGGAAAACAGACAATAAATCATCGACCCTATTTGTAGAACCCGAATTAACGAACCAATTCCATGAATTCTGTTCAGGAGATGTTGTATACAGACTCTTTAAATAAAAATTAGGGTCTGAAAATATAGGACCTAACACATTGTGATTGAAATAACCATAATGTGATCCTGCCCATAAAAATCTACAACTTCCATCATACAATTGTGGTTCGTCAATTACATTTTGATATTTAAACTTTAAATCGGTATTTGGTAGTTCACCACCCGAAGGATACAATATAAAGTAATCACCATTGAAATCATCTAACCCATTATCACCGATTTCGGTAGAATTAGAGTAAGTTGTCACAAACCTAATATTCCCATTATTGTCAGCACTAAAAGTTAAATTATCATTTATTTCAGTATTTAATGTGAAACCATTAAGTAAATCTGAGTTTAAATCACCGGTTATAGTTTCATTTATAACATTTTTACCAGTAATAATAAAATGAGTAGCTTCAACCAGTCTTAACCATAATCCCAAGTCTTTTTGTGTGTCACCATCGTACTCAAACGTTAAGCCAATGTTTGTTATTTCAGACACGTTACCGAACACACCAACGTAATCATCGTATTCAGTACCATCACCTAAATTACCAATCAATGGTGAAATTGGATCATCATTATTTAAACCTTTTTTATATCTCCACCAAATAGAACCTAACTTTAAAATAAAAGAATAAGGTACGTTATGGTGTGAAACAACTTGTTTTAATAGTGGTGTGATGTAAGGACCATAGTCACCACCTGATTTCAATATTCGTTCCTTCAGTGAGGATATGGGTAATGAATTTAAAAATAAATAAGCAGATTCAGCGAATGGTGTTTCAATACCATTAATTAAATTTTCATATGATTTAAGAATGGTATTCGCGAAATATGGTGTATTCATCATTGATGATACTTGAAGTAATCCATCATTACCGATTAGTAATCCCTCATTTATGTCTTGTTCACTTAATGTAGAACGTTTATCATTAAAAAATGAATTAAATTCTTCAGATGTAGAATAACTTGTTATATCGGTTATATTGTTCTCCGTCAGAGTTTTTAATGTACCACTATTATCCCAATTTAAATTAGAGAAAAAATACTTACGATTTGTGGTACTATATGTTTTACTTTGGTCATTAATTTTAACAACGTTAAATAACCCAAAAGCGTCACTATCGGTAATGTTATCACCATCAGATAAGTTATTTTTGTATTGGTTGTAACTGCTTAAGTTAAATGGGTAAATATTTTCTGATAAGTTAGTTGATTTCAACAAATCATCATATATCCCAGAATTTAACCCTTGGACATCAGTTTTGAATATTAAATTACTTGGAAATAGACCGTAATTGGTGTTTCGGATGTTGTTACCAACTATTGGTCGATTATTTATGTAACCAGTTACAAAATTACCACTAACGTGTTCTATATATCTGTTAAATGAATTCTCTTTAAGGTAATTGGTAAATGTGTTGTAATTAACCCCAATAGTTTTAAGTGTTTCTAATAGTTGATTAGACTCTAACACACTTTTCTCCGAATTTTTAGACTCGTTTACAGATATTTCATTAATTAAGTTATTTACATTTTGGGTATTACCTTCTGTGGTGTAGTTTTTAAAACCACCAAATGTCACAAAATCAAAAAATCTTTCGTAAATTTCCCATATTAAATCGATGGAAGGTAGTGTGACGTTAAACGGATCACCAATAAATGGAAAATCTCTGACAGAGATTGGAATAAAATCCAAAACAATACCTTCATTTTCATACAATGAAACGGTTTTGTTGAATCTAAAATTCACCGTCTTAATATATTCTTCAACAAACTGAACTTCAGGCCATAATTGTGGGTTTATCGCACCAGTTCTAGATAATACAGTGGACGCACCAGGGTATTGGATGGAAACTTCACCACTTTGGTTGTCAGTTTCATAATAGTTTGGCCAAGGAAAACAAACTCGTTGACCGTTTGGTGTGTCTGGGTAGGTATTTGACCCTAATACAGCGTCCACTCTTTGTGTGTCAAATCTTCTATCATAAGCTTTTTCGTGAACAATATCTAAGAGTCGTAAATAAGTGTCTGTACCCGCCATAACAACAGCGGTTAAATTCCTTATCGACGGAAAAAACCCTAAAGTTTCCTCAAACGCTTCATTCAACCTTTCAGTTAAAATTGTTTGTTCATCTTTGTATTTTTTCTCAAAATTTTGTTGTAACCTATTAAATTGTGACTCAAAAGAATTATCTAAACCAAATAATACATACCAACCACTCGGTGTTTCACTACCAAATGAATTATTAAAGTCATCAATAGACGATTTTAAATTATTTAGTCTGTAACTATCAGCTGTGGTAAAAATATCATCAGTAATTAAATCACCAAAAGTGGGGTTTTCACTAAGAATCCGTTTAAAATCTGATATTTTAGTATCTAATTTATCTTCAACTGATATTAAAACTTCATCAGTTATTTCAACATTATTGTCTAAATTGGTTAATACCCTATATACGTTAAATGGTGTTGGGTTACCATCAACGTCAGTGTAGGTTAATGTTTTTAAGTTAGTAATATCTAAATACGTATTTAACCAACCATTAGACCCTAAGACAGAATTATAAAATTTAGTTAACGTGTCTTGAAATAAAGCTTGGTCATCAAGTAATGATAGATTTATATCACCAAAATTTTCTTCCAATTCTTTTGTAAAATTGTTAACTATACCAACAAGTTCATATATTGTTATTTCTGGGAAGTCATCAGGTATTAATTTTTTAGACTTGTATATGTTATAAACCTCTCTAAGTGTTTTAAACCCTAACCCATCTTTACCACTATTGTTAGAATCGTCACTTTCAATTACATTAGGATACATATATGGTGCTATCATAGCTTGTTGTAAGGTAATATCCCTTAGTAAAGCGATGTGATTTCCTATAAATTGACATGTGATTGTATAGTCACCAGTCGATGAATCAAATGACGCGTTAAATTTTAACAACGATAGTTGGTATCTAACCGCTTGACCATAATAACCTTTAATTGTTAAATAAAATGTAGG